GATCCTTGGTGCCACGATCCAGTATGATGCAACCAGAGATTCAGGGGTGTTTATCATCGGTGATGTTAAATATTCACTTCTTCCGAGAACCCTGGCAGTAATGGCGGCGGCGCTTCTGAAAAAGCATTTTTCGGGAGAAGAGCTGGCGAAAGCATATGCAGATTTCTATATAGCATTTCTTGCAACTGTGGAAGTAGCACGGGAGGATTCTGATGAAGAAGAGACTGGCAAAGAAAATTGAGAAGATGCGCCGGAAGAAGATTCATGAGGCGCTGGAGATGGTGTTGGAGATCAATACCACACAGGTAAGAAGTCAGGAGCTTACTGGACGCAAGCCTACGGCGTTCTTTTCGTTTTCGGGTCACGTAGCAGACGTAGATGTTAGCATGTATCAAAATGGATGGAGCTTTACACGCGGTGCGGAAGGACGTTGGAGTGCTCAAGCTTTCCTCGACCACGCTGGAGATATGGAGCGACTGCTGAAAGAGCTTGCGAACAAGAAAAAGGAGTTACAGGATGCTGGAAAGATGTGACTGCTGCGGCGCATATCTGGAAGACGGCGGTTTGGCTTGTGAGGAGTGCCGGAAAGATATGAAGAACAGGATCAACCATAGAAATCAGAGAAATGAAAATAGAGCAAATGAACCGGAGGTAGCTTATGAATTTGTATGAGATTGATGCCCGCATCATGGAAGCGTTTGAGGCGGCGGTCGATGAAGAGACGGGGGAGATTGTAAATGAAGAGGCTTATGCGGCGCTGGATGCGCTGCAGGAAGCCAGAGACGAGAAGATCGAGAATGTCCTGCTCTGGATTAAGGATCTGAAAAGCGATGCGGAGCAGCTGAAAAATGAGAAGAGGGTGCTGGAAACACGCCAGAGAGAAGCCGAGAGAAAGGCGGAATCACTGCAGGAGTACGTTAAAAGAGCGTTAGACGGTCAGAAGTTTAAGACAAGCAGAGTGGCGGTGTCGTACCGCGCCAGCAAGGCGATTGAATACGCCGGGGATATTAATGCACTTCCGGAAGAGTTCATCCGCCGCAAGGATCCAGAGCTGAATAAGACAGCACTGAAAGAGGCGCTGGACAATGGCGCTGAAATTCCTGGCGTATCGATTGTAACCCGTAGCAACATGATTATTAGATAGGTGGCAGAGATATGGGAGAGACGAAAAAGAATATCTTCCAGACGATAGCAGCTGTCATGGAAGATGTGGGAGTGGTCGGGAAAGATTCGTTAAATGAGCAGCAGAAATTCAAGTATCGCGGCATTGACGCGGTCATGAATGCGCTGAATCCGGCATTTATTAAGCATCACCTGTTCGTTGTCCCGGAGGTTATGGATCAGACGCGGGAGGAACGCAGGACTGCAAAGGGCGGGATGCTTTTATATTCGGTCTGTCGTATGAAATATACGTTCTACGCCGAGGACGGCAGCCACATCGAGGCGGTGGTAGTTGGCGAAGGGATGGACAGCGGCGACAAAGCAACCAATAAAGCAATGTCGGTTGCATTCAAATATGCTTGCTTCCAGGTGTTCTGCATTCCAACCGAGGAAATGAAGGATCCGGATGCGGAGACGCCGCCGGCTTCCGAGAAAGCCCCGGAGCTGGCAAGCGAAGCGATGAGGAATGTATTCCTGAAAGAGTGCGACAGAATCGGAAAGAGCCCGAAATGTATTTTGAAAGCAATCGGCGTAGATTCGTTGGAACACCTGACGGTGGAACGATTCCAGAACGCGATGAAGAGTTTTAAGAACACGCCGGATAAATCCAAAGGGAAAGTAGATCCAGCCACGGTACCGCCGGAGGATGAAACGAGCGGTCTTCCGTTCAATTAGCCTATGGAGAGTAAGGGAACTTTAAAAGATGTGTCGATGGACTGGAAAACCGGTCGGATGCGGCTGACGTTTGAGTTGGAATCGGATGTGTCATCGTCGATTGACAAGATGAAGGACAAGCCCCTGCGGATCATTGCAAAGCAATGGCGGGAGAAGCGGAGCCTGGACGCGAATGCGTATTACTGGGTGCTTCTCTCGCGTCTGGCAGAGGTGGCGGGCATATCCAAGCCGCGGGCACACAACCTCATGCTTCGGAGATACGGCCAGAATCTCATGATTGCCGGTCAGATGGCGTTTTTGGTTGTACCGGACACGACCGAAGCGGAAGAGACGGCGCTGGAGGCGGAAACCTTCCACATCCGTCCAACTTCGCAGGTTAAGCAGGGCAAGGATGGGAAAGCATACCGTACATATACGGTGCTTGCTGGATCCAGTACCTACGATACAAAGGAAATGAGCGAGTTGATAAATGGGCTGGTAGCGGAATGCAAGGAGCAGGGGATTGAAACCCTGCCGCCGGATGAGCTGGCTCGGATGATGGCAGAATATGAAGAAAACCACAGGAAGAAAGAAACTATATAGCGTCCACATGAATCAGGAGTTTGATGAGCATTTGAAACGTCAGGCACAGGAGTATTATGAGGCGCACATCGGCACCAGAGAACAGTTTATTGCCGAGTTTGGCAAGAGTTATTTATAACGGTACAACAGCCGCAGGGCTAGTACATAGTAACCCGTAGACAGCATCCTGGCACGTCTTACCGTGTTATATATTACCAAACCTTTACAGGATGCCATTGGTTTACCGGGAGGGAGACCGACCCTCCCGCTCCGGAAGGAGGAAGCAAGTTGGCGAAGAAGAAAGTGACGCCGCAGATGGAGCGGTTTACCAGTGCTTTATACAACGCGCTGGGAGTAGGACATAAAAATGCGCAGACGCGCAAGGAGCTGTGTAAGCGCCTTAGATGTGATGATCGAATGCTTCGGGATGGAATAGAAGTTTTGCGGGCTGATTATGCAGTTTTGAATCGCGATGATGGAAAAGGTTATTATCTTCCAGAAGAAACGGATTCAGGGCGCGCGGACACAAAACGGTGGCATGAGCGGCAGGAACGTCGAGTACAAGCGATTCGCGCATCGCAGGCGGGAGCGCTTAAATTTATCGGAATGGGCCGAAGAGAACCTAAAGGCGTATATGGACAGCTCAGCATGTTCAGAGATGGAGGATAAGCAGGATGGGGAAGATGCAGAGAGAAAAAGGAAAACGCGGAGAGCGTGAGCTTGCTGGCATCCTGCGGGACTATGGATATAATTGCCGCCGGGGTCAGCAGTATTGCGGGACTTCCGGCGATGCGGATGTGATCGGACTGCCGGACGTACATATCGAGGTCAAGCGGGTGGAAGACCTGAGACTCCGGAAAGCATTACAGCAGGCTTCCAGGGATGCAAGGGCGGGCGAGATTCCGGTGGTAATGCACCGGCGTAACTATGAGCCGTGGCGGGTGTCCATGTACCTGCAGAACTTCCAGCGGATGTATTCGGATGATATTTTCGATGAGCTGAAAGCGCAGATTCGCGGTGGAATCATTACCCTGTTGCTGGATACATGGATTTGCTATTACCGTGACTGGCAGGCGGGAAAGGAGATGGGCTTGGATGAGTGATAAGAAGTCTTTTGTCATGTATGAGAGCTGGGGCGCTGCCATCGAAAAGATGAGCAACGAGCAGGCGGGCGAACTCATTAAAGCGATCTACGCCTATCAGAAAGACCCGGATGCTGTTCCGGAGGATCCGGCGCTGGCGTTTGTGTTCGAGCTTATTAAACAGCAGCTGGATGCGGACAGCCAGCGCTACAAAGAAGCGTGTGCAGCCAGATCGGAAGCAGGAAAGAAAGGCGGAAGACCGAAAACAAATGCTTCTGATAAAAAGCAAATGGTTTCGGAGGAAAGCAAAAAAAGCAAATGCTTTTCTGAAAAAGCAAAAAAAGCTGATAATGATAATGAGTATGATAATGATTTAAAAGAAAACACCCTAGAGGGTGTAAAAGAAAAGCGCTTCGCGCCGCCCACCCTGGAGAATGTGAGTGAATATTGCCGGGAAATGGGTTATACGAACGTGGATGCAGCACGCTTTATTGACTTTTACACCAGTAATGGCTGGATGGTCGGTAAGAATCGCATGAAGGACTGGAAAGCAGCGGTTAGAAATTGGGACAGGAGAGAAAAGAATCCGCAGAGGCAGGATGGGGCCGCCGAAGTCTCCAAGAAGAACCGCTTTCACAACCTGGAAGAACATGGTTACGACTACGATGCGATGGTGTGGGGCATGGTGGGCGCAGCGGCGCAGGGCGAGGCTGGAAGTGCTGTGGAACCCGGTACGGGATGAAGGGAGTTAGAGGACGATGAAAAGCATGGATGAACGCCGGGCAGCCATCAAGAAGCAGCTTCGGGGCGGCAAGAGAAATACCCTTCGGGAGCTTTCGGAAGTGATTGGCGAGGAACGGGAGAGAACCAGAGCTGCGGTAAAGAAAATGTGTGCTCTGGGCGAACTGATTCAGGAGGGTGACGGTGCGCGCGGCCAGAAAGCGGTTTACCTGCTGACGCGTGTAGGTGAGGAGGAAAACGACGAGGAATTGGACAAGCCAGATGATCGTCGAATGGTAGACGGCATCTGGCCGGATGAACTGGAAAAGACCAGGAACCGCGTGCAAGTCGGGGAGAAGCTCAAAGTGATGTTGCTTGCCGACACCCGTACCAAAGGCGAGGTGCGGACCGTGCGCCGGACGGTTCGGGTAATCAGCAAGCATAGGTATCTAGTTCGGACATCCGACGGAAGCAGCAGTACATACGCGGAATTGGCGATGTATTACCGCGGGAAGATTCTGGATCGGCGGTAGAAATGTCGGTATAGGCGGAAAGGAGAAGGAGAACTGCATGAGAACGCGTTATAAGACTTATGCGGATTATGGAATGTTGAAAAGCGATGAGGAGAAGACCCGGGAGCACTGTATGAAAGCGTCTGCAGAGGAACGGCTTATTATTCTTCAATGCGCGATCTCTGCTGCTCCAGGGCTGGAAATAGCAATATATGATTCGATTACCAGTGGCTCCGGATATCGGACACTCCTGCGGATGGGGCGGCAGATACCGGCGGGCGAGGACGATTTCTACGCGTATCGCCGCAAAACGTTGGCAGAGATAAGCAGATATATGAGGCTGCTGGGGAGGTGGAAGGAATGAAGAAAGATGCGGAGGACAGCATCCCCAAAGCGGCAGTGCTGGAGCTGATAAAAGAGATGGGCGGCTGTGATGCGGGCGATGAGTTTGCCAGGGGATGGGATGCCGCCTGTGATGCGTTTTACAAGACTATCATGGAGAGGTTTTGAGATGAATAGAGCAGAAACGACAAAATTAATTCATTATGCGTGGATATGAATTTGGGTGGAGATATCAAACAGAAACTATTGACGGGGAAGCTACCGAAGAAGAGGTAGAAGAAAGGACATGGAGATGAATGATAATTGCAATAGAGCGTGCTGGAACTGCTGGTATGACGAGTTTTGTGACTGGCATCCGGCGGGCGATGAGGAAGTGTGCGAGGAGTACATAGCAGATGACGAGGGTTAAGTGGTTAGATAAATCAGCCATAAGCGGGCGGCAGAAGAGGAAGAGCGGATGAGAGTAGCGTTGATCGATGTAGATGGACACAATTTTCCGAGTCTGCCGATTATGAAGTTGTCAACGTGGCATAAGCGGAAGGGCGATGCCGTGGAATGGTACGATCCGCTGACTGCATGGATGAATCCACCGGATAGGGTGTATATGAGCAAGGTCTTTACATTTACACCAGATTATCCGCATCCGATAAATGCCAGAGAAATCATAAAAGGCGGGACCGGCTACAATTATCCATCGGGCGGCGTCAGCTTGCCAGATGAAATTGAGCATATTTATCCCGACTATGGCCTGTATCCAGAACTGTGCAAAGATACAGCATATGGATTTCTGACTAGAGGATGTCCGCGCGGATGTAACTTTTGCATTGTGGGGGAAAAAGAAGGAAAGTGCAGCCGGAAAGTGGCAAATCTGTCCGAGTTCTGGGCAGGACAGAAGAATATTGTGCTATTAGATCCAAATATGTTTGCCTGTCGCGAATGGAAAGATTTGAGCCAGCAGCTCATTGAGAGTGGAGCGTGGGTTGATTTTTCACAAGGATGCGACATTCGTATTATGACGGCAGAAAAAGCGCAGTATCTCAAACAGATGAAGATTAAGCGGATTCATTTCGCTTGGGATCGATACGATGATAAAGACAAAATCGTTCCGCAGTTCGAGGCATTTAAACGTGTGACAGGCTGGGATTATCGTAAGATGGGCGTGTATGTGCTTTGTGGATTTGATACAACACTGGAACAGGATTTGGAACGGATTTATACTTTGCGGGATATGGGATATACCCCATACGTGATGATTTATGAGAAGTACAAACTTCGGCGAGGGGATGATTTGATAAGGTTGCAACGATGGGTTAATTCCAAATATGCGTTCGCATCAGTCAAAAAATTTGAAAACTATAAGGCGTAAAAGGCGAAGCGGCTGCCGAATTGCCGGGCGGATCGCCTGGGCGAGGATGCGGGCGGGCAGTTGAGGTTCGCGTAGAAAAATAGAGTGAGGTGGTAAGCACAGTCGATAGAGCGTCTTACATCCAGCGCGGAGGTTTGAACTCTTTCGTTCCGATTTGCCTGGTTTGGGGATTCTACGCCCGGATATTCCAGGGAATATGAGACATCTTTCAAAAAGGGTGTCTTTTTGTCGTTGTTTTTTGGGCAACATGTGTTATACTGAAAGAAAAATGTCGAAGGGGAAGATTACATGAGCGGAAAAGTTATTTCATTCATTAATATGAAGGGTGGAGTTGGAAAAACAACTTTATGCATTGGAATTGGAGAATACTTAGCTACATATTGTAAAAAGAAAATTTTATTTATTGATTTAGATCCACAGTTCAATACGACACAAAGTTTAATCAATGAGTTTGACTTAGAAGATGAGTATATGAACGAATATTCTAGTGGAGACAACAATAAAACAGTAATGAAGCTATTTCAATCACAACTTACACTTGCAAAAAAAGTTGACATTCCAACGCCGGATGATGTGTTAGTAAAATTGAATGATAATATGGATTTGCTTCCTGGAACTATCAATTTAATTCTTGTAGAAAGTGATAAAGATGGGACTAAAGCGAGAAAAGTAAAGCGTTTTATCAATGAGAATAAATTGAGAGATAACTATGATTTTATTTTTATAGATTGCCCACCTACCATTAGTGTATATACAGATGCAGCATTAATAGCTTCGGACTTTTATTTAGTTCCAAATCGAATTGATAGATATTCTATTTTGGGGATTAAATTATTAAAACAGGTAATAGATCGCTTGGATGACAATGAACATATAGGAATTCTCCCGTTAGGTATTGTATATACTATGATTAGAGATTTGACGCAAAAAACACTAATGCTTAAAGAAACATTTGAAAAAGATGA